GCAGCATACACTATGCAAGTTGGATCTACTAATGTGGAGCCAGAAAACGCTAATCACATGCTGGTTAGTTTGAATGGTATCCTACAAAAACCAGGTAGTTCTTTTACTATCTCAGGGGCAACAATCACTTTTGCTAGTAACTTAGCAACAGGTGATGTAATAGATTTTATAATTTTATTAGGTGATACTTTAAACGTTGGCACACCCTCGGATGATACTGTAAAAACTGCAAGCCTACAAGCTAATGCAGTTACAGCTGCAAAATTAAATAATGATATTGTATCAGGTTTAACAGCTCTTGGAGCTACACCTGCAGATACAGATGAATTTTTAGTATCAGATGCTGGTACAATCAAAAGAGTAGATTATAGCTACATTAAAGGTGGTGGTAATTTTATTAAATTAGCTGGTGGAAATGATATTACTGCTGATAGTAATTTATCAGGATATTACACAAGCGATTATTATAATTACAGATGGATTTTTAATGGAGTAAGTAGTTCAAGTACATCAACACTTGATATGAGATTATATAAATCAAGTAGTGCAATAACATCATCAGGATATTCTTATGCTGTTGGTATGAATTATAAATCAAGTGGTTCTCATCAATGGACAACTTCAACAGGTGGTTTTGGTGATGATAAATTTAGATTATGTAGTGAAAATGTATCTTCAAATGGAAATTTAGGTGCAACACTTATTATTGATGTATTTGACCCACAATCAGCACAGAAAAAAAATGTAAGTTGGATGCTTTGGCACGAAAGGCATGATGGAGCAGTTTATGCAAAAGATTTTGGAGATGGTATTCTTGATGATACAGATGCTATGACAGGAATAAATATTTATTCAACAAGTGGTAATTTTGGTGCACAACATTGGGCATTATACGGAATGAAAGTATAAAGGTTAATTATGACAACAATATATAAAATATATGAAAATGGTGTTTTGAGAGATATGACACCTCAAGAAAAATCAGAAAAACAAGCAAGTGATAATGCTTGGGAAAATGGTGGTGCTTTAGAGCAAGCATTAAAAAGTTTGAGAGTGCAAAGAAATGGTTTATTAGCAAATTCAGATTGGACAGATTTACCAAATGCACCTTTGACAGATGAAAAAAAAGCTGAATGGCAAACTTATAGAACTAATTTAAGAGATATAACTAATGGATTGACAACTGTTAAACAAGTAGAAGATGTTGAATTTCCAGAGAAACCATAGGAGTAACACATGTCAATCAATGTGTGCAATAACAACTCTATGTCGGCAATCACGAGTCTACCCAGTGGTGTCGGTGGTGGATCATTAAATCTTATTTCTACTCAAACTGCTAGTTCTAGTTCTAGTATAGATTTTACAAGTGGGATTGATTCTACTTACAAGGAATATATTTTTAAATATATAAATTGTCATGCATCAGCAGATGATGTAATATTTTCATTTCAAGCAGATACAGGAACTAACACAAGTTATAACCAGACAGTCACATCAACTTTTTTTTCAGCAAGACATGGAGAAGATGGCAGTAATGGAAATCTTAATTATATTGCTAACAGAGATCAAGCACAAGGAACAGGCGATATAAAATTAAATTATGATACAGGAAATCAAACAACTAGTGAATGTGTAAGTGGTACTTTACATTTATTTGATCCATCTAGTTCAACATTTGTAAAACATTTTATATCAACAAGTAATGATAGTGGTTATACTTCAACTGGAGCATCACAAAATAATTTTGTTGCTGGATATTTTAATACGACAACTGCAATAACAAGAGTAAGATTTAAAATGACATCAGGCAATATAGATAGTGGAACAATTAAAATGTATGGCGTTAGTTAAATATAATAATAATAGTTTAAGTAGTGTAACAAGTGCTGCTAGTTTTCCTGCTGGTGCTATGACTTTAATTAAAACTTTAACTGCTAGTTCTAGTTCTACATTGTCATTCGTACATGGAAGTTCAGATGTAGTCTTGGATAGCACATATCCTATTTATTTATTTAAGTTTATTAATATACATCCATCAGCAAATGCAAATTTAGAATTTAATGCAACAACTGATGGTTCTAATTATAATGTTGCTAAAACTTCAACAGCTTTTTATGTAGAGCATGAAGAAGATGGTGGAAGTGGTCAAATAGGTTATAGTGGTATTGATGAGGCACAAGCAACTGGTTTTCAACAATTAACAACTGGATCAAATCCTTGTGATGACAATGATGGTTCTATTGTAGGATTTCTACATATTTTTAATCCAAGCAATACTACATTTGTAAAACATTTTATTTCAAGAACAACTTTTATGGGTGAAAATAGTGCAGATAGATCATCTAATAGTGGTCATGTTGCTGGTTATTTTAACACAACATCTGCCTTAACAGGATTTCAGTTCAAAATGAGAAGTGGTAATCTTGATAATGGCACAATTAAACTTTATGGAATAAAGGATAGTTAATGAGTATTGTAAAATTAAATAATAGGGGAGTCAGATCAGTAACTGCATTTGGTAGTCTTACTAGTGGAAGTTTTACTCATATTTTAACATCAACTATTTCATCCGCTACTTCTAATGTTCAATTTATTCATGGGACAAACGGAGTTGATTTTACAGCTTATAAAGAATATATTTTTTATCTTGTAGACATGCATCATAGTTCAGATAATGAACCAGAAATAACTTTTAATTTTAGTATTGATGGTGGTTCAAATTACAATGTCACAAAAACATCTACTTCTTTTAGGGCGTATCATGGGGAAGATGGTAGTGGTGGAGCATTAGGATATTATGCACCAACAGATGCAGAACAAAGCACCGCAAATATACCCCTATCTTTTAATGCTGATGGAGATAATGATTCAACAATGGTGGCTTATTTACATTTATTTAATCCATCTTCAACCACTTTTGTAAAACATTTTATTGGTCAGGTTAATGAAGTACATGATTTACCTAGAAGTAATGCAAATTATTTTGCTGGTTATTGTAATACTACAAGTGCTATAGATGCAATAAAATTTAATGGAGAACATTCAGAAGCACAAGATAGCACTATAGATGCAGGAAAAATAATTTTATACGGAATTAATTAAGGAGAAACAATGCCAAGATATCATAATATAAATGGTGAGAGGGTACAGTTTACAGCAGCCGAAGAAACTGCTAGAGATGCTGAAGAACAGGCGTGGGCAGATGCTGCCCCTGCTAGAGCTTTAGCTGATCTTAGAGCTAAGAGAGATGATTTACTAAAAGCATCTGATTGGGAAATTGTATCAGAATTAGAAAAAGGTAATGCTATTTCTACTGATATGAAAAACTACAGGCAAGCTCTTAGAGATTTACCTGCAGGTAAAGACACTGTTGAAAAATGTAAAAATGCTACATGGCCAACTAAACCATAATGGCTCGAGTAAAGTTCTTACATTTTGAACCAAGACCAAAACCAAGAAAAAGACCAAGAAGACATAAAAAAAGATTAAACAAATCAGAAAAACGAATGCAAAAAAAATATAATAGACAGGGGAGATAATGGCGACACTTCAACCAGGTGCACTGACACCTTCACAAACACAACAAACTGGTAGTAAAAAAGCTGTTAGTTTAATAGACAGTTTATTAACAACACCTAGTTTACCTCAAGGTACATCAATAACTCCACAGGTTCAAAGTGTACAGACAAATGAATTATTAGCTACTCCAGGTGTAACTGGAACTGTAGCTGCATCAACTACAGCTGCTACTGCCCCTACAGCAACTGGTGCTACTGGTGCTACTCCAACTGCAGTATCTACTGTAACTCCTGCAACTGCTGGTCAAGTAACTCCTGCAACAATTGGTACAGCTTCACAAATGACAGCAGCACAAGGAAGTGTAACGGCTCCTATGACTGCTGCACAACAATCATTAGCTAACTTAGATTCAAGAGCAACAGTTCAAGGTCAGTTAGAAAATATATCACAAGATATTCAAACATCTTTAAGTACAGGATCACCATTACCTGCATCAATACCAATAGCACAAGCAGATGCAAATACATATAAACAAGTTATATTTCAAAACTTAGCTAATAACCAACAAGCTGCAGTTGTTAATGCACAAGCATATCTACAAATGGATATGGCTAACTTGTCTAATAATCAACAAACTAATTTACAAAATTTACAAGCAAGACAGCAAGTATTATTAACTGATAATGCTGCTAGAAATGCTGCACTACAATTTAATGCTACTAGCCAAAATCAAGTTAATCAATTTTACAGTAATTTAAATAGTAATATACAAGAACAAAATGCTAGAAGATTAGATGCAATGAATCAGTTTAATAGTGCTGAATTAAATAAAGTTTCAGCATTAAATGCTAAAAATGCTACAGCTATAGCAGATGCTAATGCACAAAGAGATGCTGCAATATCTCAATTTAATGCAACACTTGAAGCACAAAGACAAAAATTTAATGTAGAAAATCAAAGAGTTATAGATCAATCAAATGTAACTTGGAGAAGACAGATTAATACTGCAAATACAGCTGCAGTAAATGCTGCTAATCAAACTAACGCAGAAAATTTATTAAACTTGAGTAACTATGCATTATCTGCATTATGGCAACAATGGAGAGATGAAGCATCTTGGGTTAATACTTCTTCTCAAAATGAAGATAATAGAAATCATAATTTAGCAATAGCTGCTTTAGAAAGAACAACTAGTTTAGATTTACAAAACAATGCACAAAAAACTGCACTGTATGGAATGCTTGGTCAGTTTGGTATGTCTGTATTTTCTAAGTATAGTGACATTAGATTAAAAACTGATATAAAATTAATTGGTATATCAGATATGGGAATCAATGTATACTCATTTAAATATAATGGTAATGAAGATATCTATCAAGGTGTTATGGCACAAGAAGTACCTTGGGCAACTACACAAGATAAGAATGGATTTTATATGGTTGATTATTCTAAAGTAGATGTTGAATTTAAAAAACTTAATTAGGAGATTTAATGATAAATAGAGTTAAAGATTTATTTCGTGACGGAGCCCGAAAAACTGGTGAATTTTTTGGTAGTATATTAAACAATCCACAGGATGATGTAATGGGACCTAATCCTCAAGTTGAAAGTGGAGAATCACCTAGGTCTGCACCAAAATTAAGTAGATTAAAAAGATTAGGTAAAGCATTAAAAGATTCATCAGGATATGATAATAGAAAAGCAGCTTATGACTCATATATGAATAATTTAAAACTAATGAAAACTGGATATCAAAGATTATCTGGTAGAATAGGCATGACTAATCCAGGACCTAGAATGGCTACTAGAGTAGGCCAAGTAGGTAGAACAACAAACTTTGAAGATACTCTAAGAAGTTGGAATTCAAGAATGCGTAAGTTTGCAGTGCAGCGATATTATGCATCATTAGGTAAAAAATAATGTCAAAACTAATAAACGATAATATAACAGAAGCAGAATACAATCCATTTGATGCACCTATTGCAGGTCAATCATTAACTGATGAACCAGGAAATTATCCTTGGGAACATCCACCAAAAACAACAGATCCTGAAGCTGCATTAAATAAATTTTGGGATAGATTAACTGATCCAGAAGTTGCAGAGGAAATGATTATTATGATGGAAGCTGGTGTTCCTATAGAAGCATTAGCTAGAATATTAACATTTACTGGATTTGCTGAAGGTGAATTTACACCCGATGTAGGGTTTTTAACAATAGAACCTTTAATGAAAATGTTAGCTGCTATTGGAATGAGAGCAGGTGTCAAAAATTTAATTATATCATTAGAAGATTTTAGTAATAAAAAAACTATAAGAGATATGTTAACATTAAAACAAGTTAATGAACGTATTGAAGAAGTAGCAGAAGATGTAAAACAAGAGCCAAAAGGTTTAATGGCTCCAAAAAATAGAGAGGAAGTATAATGGTTAGTCCACTAGTCCCATTTTTAACAGGTGCAACAGCTCAATTTTTAGCTGATGAAGATGCATCAGATAAATTAAAAGGTGATATAATTGATGGTGTATCATCACAAATATATGAAGTAGAAATACCTGAAGCACAGAAACAAATTAATAATATTAAAAAAATAAAAATTGCAATGAGGGAGAAATATGGTCAAGGTGTTGCAGAAGCATTTGATAATATAGGTTTGTATGAATCTGGTGATCAAAGACTAGTTGATGCAGAGATAACAAAATATTTTAATAATTTAAAAGATACAAAAAAGATATCTCAAGACTCATTTGAAAAAACAGTTAATGAATTATTTGAAAAAACTAAACTAGCAGGTGAAGAAGGCCAAGAGGCTTCTAGATTATTTAAAGGTAGATTTGGTGGTCAATCAATGTTGGCATTAAAAACACAACAGCTAGATGACAGAAGAAGTAAAGTAAGAGAATTATTTAATGATAGATCTAATGTAAGAGATTTATTAGTTGCACCAGACGCACCTAAAGAAGGTGTTAGAGGATTTTTATTTGGTGATAGAGTTACTCCTCAAGATGTCCCTGGTGCTACTGGTAGACTTACAGAAGCCACTCAAGTTGATGTACCAGAGCCAGCAGAGGCTGCACCAAGAGTTCCTTTTAGTGCATTAGGTTTTCCTGAAGAAGGAACTAAAGAGACATTTGATATTAATAATACAAGACACTCAACATTTGAAAGTAGAGCAAACACTAATTTTACTAAATTATTTTTTAATAACCAATTAAATAAATTTGTTTTTGAATTACCTGATGATGATCCTAATAAACCGACAGCAGAATATATAATAGACGGCTATGATGAAGCTGTAAAAAAAGGATATAAATTTGGCTTAACTGATTATGCAAGAATGAGATATATTGATTATACTTTATCCACAATGTTTGGTATAACTGGTTATTCAAATATGTTTGGTATGCAGCCTTCTGATACAGCAACACCATTACAACCAGGTACAACTGAAGGGACACAAACAGGAACTAAAGTAGATGAAACTCAAACAGTTGTTGGTAGTGAAGATGTAGGTGCTATTAGTGCAAAACAAGAAAAAGGTGAAACAGCCAAAGAAGCAATTGAAAAAACAGAAAAAGTAAGTGTTCCTAAATCAACTGTAAATATAGGCACTGGTGATTCTGCACCTGCTCCATCTGAGTTAAATCAAAATGCTCCAGGGCTACAGCTTGCTAATGATGGTATGTTATATTCAAGAGGTAAAGCAGTAAAAATGTTTGCACCTTTAGAAAGAGAAATAGAAGAAGCATCAGCAATAGCTTTCCAAATAAAAGCAAGTGATTTACCTGAAGAAGTTAAACAAGAAAGATTAGAAGATCTTAGACAAGACTTTTTACAAACTATTGCTGGTTTTGGTATAACTGAATACAAACTACAGTTTTAAATAATGGCTTCAAAATATGATAAATATTTAGAGGGTATTAATCCTCAACCTAATGAATTTAAAGAAGATACTATACCTGATAATAAACAATTTTTATTAGATGTAGAACTACCTGATCAAACACCATCTAAAAATAAATATGATAAATATTTAAAAGGTGGTGATATAATGGATACTAAAGTATTTCCTAGAGATCGTGAGACAGAATTTGGTATAGGTGAGGCTTTTTTATTAGGGCTTGGAGATTCTGCTAGAGGTATAACTCAGTTTGCTGGTGGTGATAAAAAATTATTTGGTCTATTTGAAATGGATCAAACTTTAGAAGAACAGCAAAGAAGATTAAATAAAGCTATGCAAGCACCAGGTGGTGGCTTAGTTGCAGCTGCATATTTTGGTGGTGCTATACTAGACCCTGTAACTTGGTTAATACCAGTATTAAAAGGTAAAAAACTTTGGCAAATGGCTAAGTTTGGTGCAGTAGCTGGAGGCCTTGGTGGTGCTTTAGGTTATGTAGATGAAAACAGTTTTTTAGATACAAGAACTAAACAAGCAGGAGCTGGTGCTTTAGGAGGTGCTATACTTACACCTGTATTAGGAAAAACTTTACAAGCATTAAAAGTTAAAAAACTAGGTCTTGATGAACAAGCACCAGATATATCTAAACTAAAAGAAAAAGATTTTATACAAGTTAAATTACCAGGTAGTGAAGATGTTACAGTTATTAAAGAGGGTCAAAAAAGAGCAGTACAAAAAATAAAAGGTAGAGGTGATTTAGTTGTTAATGTTAGAAAAAAAATTAATTTTAAAAATATAGAAACATCAAATGATATACCTAAAAAAGTAAATCCTAATCAACAAAACGATAAATCATTTATATTAAGAGGACCAAGAGAATTTTTTAAAACACTATTAGGACCATATAAAGCAGCAAAAAATGTATATGAAAAAAATGTAGGTAAACCTGCATTTGATTATTTTTCAAAAGGTCAATTTGGACCAGAGTTAGGTTCAGGATTAGTTGGTGGTGCATATGGATTCTCATTACCAGAAGAAGATGGAAACACTTTAACAAGATTTAATAGAGCAGTATTAGGTTTTATGGCTGGTGCTGCTGGTATGACAGGTCTTAAAACTGTAAAAATACCTGGAACAGCTGCAGGTAAACAGGGTGATATATCTTTAGCTACATATTTGGGTAGAGCTTTTATAGATGAATTCAAATTACCTAAAGAAATTGCTAAACTAAAAGCTCTTGATTTAGGTGGTCTTCGTGGTAAAATAGAATTAGATGCATTAAGAATAGCACAAAGAGCACAACAATTAACACCAGATGAAAAAAAAGTATTATATAATATGCTTGAGGGTGATATTAAATTTGATATAGGTGTTAAGCAATTAGATGATTTATCAAAAAAAGCTAGAGAAAATATTAATGATGTTACACAAATGTATGTTGATGCAGGTTTAATTACAGAAGAGACTGCATTAAGAAATATAAAAAGATATTTGAGACGAACATATTCAGGTGATCCACCTGCAAAATTAGGATCTGATTTAAAAGCTAGAGGTGTAATAGAAGAAATTAGCCCTAAAGAATGGGTAGAAAAATATAGTAAAACAAAAGCATTTATTATAGATGATGCAGGAAAAACTGTTCCTTTAGAAAATCATAATGGTTGGGAATTATTTGGTAGAGTTAGAAATCCTGAAGGCACTAAATTACCAAAAGATATTGATGATAATAGAGCAACACCTGAGTTAATAGAAAAATTAGCTAAAGATAAAAAATTTGCAAATGAAAAAATTGTAAATACTAGATGGGAATATAGTAAACAAGAACGTTTAGGTATGGGTGAAATAGAAGATGGTGCGTTTGCTATATTAGAAACTGGTAGACTAATGTCTAAAACTTTACCACAATATAAATTTTATGCAGATGTTGCACAATTACCATTTGTAAAAACAAATCCATCTAATGAAGAGATAGAAAGATTAGGATTAGTTCAAATACCAAAAGATACAAGAAAAGATACATTACAACCTATTTATGGTAAACTTGCTGGTAAATTTGTACCACCTGAAGTAAAAGAAAATATAGTTAGTATTTACAAATCAAGTAATCCAAAACAAGGATTTTTTAAAAAGTATAGAACATTAAATCAAATTTGGAAATCTAGTAAAACTGCATGGAATCCTACAGTACATGTAAATAATATTGTAAGTAATTTTGTATTAACAGATTTAGTAGATGGTAATATATTACTATTACCAAAAGCAGCTGGAGCATTTAGTGATGCAGCAAAAGGTAAAAGATCTAAAGTACTAGAGATGGCACAGACACATGGTGTATTTGATGTAGACTATGTAACAAAAGAACTTGGAGATATTGATCCTAAAAAAGTTAGTTCTAGAATGTATCAAGTTGATCCTAATAAAAATGCATTTGAGAATGGGGTTGAAATAGCTAAATTTGCACATCGTGATCTTATACTAAAAGATAAATTAGGATTACAAAAACTTAGTGATTGGTATAGATCTGAAGATGCTATCTTTAGATTAGCTTTATTTATGGATAGACTAAATAAAGGTTACTCACCAGCAGATGCAGCCTTAGATGCTAGAAAATCTTTTATTGATTACAATATTACTGCACCAGGAATAAATGCATTAAGAAATTTACCAACACCTTTCTTGGCTTATACATATAGAGTTATACCTATACTTGCAGAGACTGCAGTGGTTAGACCTTGGAAGTTTGCTAAATATGCAGTCCTTGGATATATGTTAAATAATTTGGGTGCATTACTTGGTAAGGGTGATGAAGAGGCAGAAAGAGCTGCAGCTTCACAAAATAGACAGGGTAGAGTTTTTGGATTACCAATATTACCACATAGAAGTATAAAATTACCTACACAAGATAAATCTAGATATATTGATATAACAAGATATGTTCCAGGTGGTGATGTATTAGATTTAGGTGAGGGTAGAACAATACCAGGATTACCTGCACCATTACAACCTAGTTTTGGTTTAGCTGGAGATTTATTATTTCCATTAATTGGTTATGATATATTTAAAGCAGAAAAAATACGAGGTCAAGGTGTATCAATGTTTGATGATATACTTATAAGAAGTAAAGCTGTTGTTGAAAAAAATATACCTAACTTTCCTTTTGTACCAGGTGCATATTCAACTAGAAAAATAGAAGAAGCTAGAGTTGGTGATTCACCATTAAAAGCAACTGATAGTGAATTATTAGCATTTGTAAATTCTATTGGTATTAAAATTAGAGAAGTAGATTTAACTAAAGAAAGAAGAATTAAAACATTTGAATTTGCAAAAAGAGTTAGAGGTATACAACAACAATTAACTACTCAAGCAAATAAATATAGAAATGGTTCAATATCATTATCAGAGTATCAGGAAAAAGAAAAAGAATTAACTAATAAGTATAATAAAATTCAACAAAGATATTATAAAGCACTTAATTTACCAGTTAAAGATAAAGTATTACCTAAAATAGGAATACCATTTACTTCTAGTTTTGCAGAAGGAGAAGCATTAGAAACAATTGGTGGTGCTATAAAAACACAAACTGAAAAATTATTACCAACATTTACCCCTAAAACTAAAAAAAATAAATATGAAAAATATTTACAATAATGGCTAAACAACCTAAAACAACTAGCGAACATCTTATATCTATTTATGGATATATAACAGGGCTACGAAGGGAAGTTAGTCAGATAAAAAATAACCACCTTAAACATCTGCATCAAGACGTAGATAAATTACATAATAAGATAGATAAGCTACTATATGCAATATTAGGTGGTCTGGGAGCAACAATAATAACACTAATAGGACTATTTGGCTAATGGACAAAAGAGAAAAAACGGATATAATAGTAATACATTGCACACAAACTCCACCAAATATGGATGTTGATGTGGAAAAAGTAACACAATGGCATAAAGAAAGAGGATTTGATACGATAGGATATCACTACTTAATTAAACGAGATGGCACATTACAAGTTGGAAGAGATGAAGATGTTGTAGGTGCACATGCAGTAGCAGTAAATGGCACATCAA